ATTTGTTCAGGGGTTAATATCTTGAGGGCATTAGATGCCTTTTCATTACTATAACCATAGTATTGTTTAATGATTTCAAGGTCTGTGACTTTTTCCTTTCGGAGCCAGGGACTAAATCTCTTCTTTTTCCTAAGTGTATTTAGATAAAAAGAATATTGCATATCCTTATCTAAGAAAGAATACTTATTCATTTCATTACAAAAGAGTATACAATCCAAGTGTCCTGACAAACAACGATTAATAATATATGGAGGATAATCCTTAATCGCTGCAGGGTCTTCCTCAATAAGATTCTCCTTATTGAAGTTAATTGAATTGAGCCAATCTTTTAATTCCAATGTCTTATGACCCCTGCAATAATAAAACAGTTAGTGACGAGATAAGATATGAAAATAACAGAACGTACCAGAACAATGTAATTGTCGTATCGTTTAGTCTTTTCATCAGAGAAACTACCCAGTGCATACTTCCAAATTCGCCACAGTTTTTTCATAATTAAAAAGTAATAGTTCCTTTCTTGTTTGTTGGTCTTTCATATATTCACCAACTGAACGCATAGTATAAGTTAAATTAAACTCTCCTGCATTCCAACCTTTGAATCTATCTTTAACAAGTTGGTCTGAATTATAACTGACTAACTGATGCACTGAACTCTTACTACAATCTTCTGCAAATTGGTCATGATTAAATCCTTTATGCATTGCACCCTTCTTACCATAAAGATTATCCTTAATATCATAAGGAGGGTCTAAGTACATAAACAACCCATCATGAATATTGTTTTGGAAACAGTATTCATAAGAATATGAATTGATATGCCAATGAGAAATTATATCAGAATACTCTGGCAACTTTTCAATACCTCTCATAGAGAAGTTAGAATCACTTGCTTGTGCTGAGAAAGAAGAACTCTCAGTAAGACCTGAGAAACTACACTTGTTTACAACATAAAAAGCAACTGCTCTTTCAAGGTCAGTCTTTGTATTATCATTAATAACATCTTTCATCTCTGCAAATAAGCATCTAGCAGAGTCCTGATTACAATTAGTGATCTTAAGGTTCTTTAATTCTTTAGTTAATTCATCACCAAAAGTCTGAAGATTAACCCAGAAATTTATTAATGGTTCATAAAGATCATTAACAGTAATCTTTAAATGTGGATACATCTTAGTCATATGTATCGCAACACTTCCACCACCTAAGAATGGTTCACGAAATTCTACATACTCTCTCATATCTGGAAAGTATTGTGCCATTTTAGTTACGGCACGAGACTTGCCACCAGGATATCTAAGTGGAGTTTTTAATCCTTTTTTGCTCATAATTTAGATGTAATTGTATAGCAGGTGCAGGTGGTTTATAATCTGCATCGTGTAAAGCACAGTACTCACTAAAGGTAATCTTCATTTCCTTATGAGTTAGATTACAATGTTTTGCTGCTTTCGGCAAGTTCCATTTTGCTGAAAACAACATCTCCATTGCTTCTCTAGTTTCAATTCTCATGATCTATTATAACCTGCTGTTCTTCCTAGTGAATTTGTTCCTCCTTTCCACTCTTGTTTCTCATAATCGAAACCTTCATGAGGTGGAGTAGGTACAACAGAATCCTTAGATTTGTTCTTAATAACTATAAACTTGTCTGCTGCAAAAGTACCAGCAAGTTGAACCTCAATCTCATCACTATCTTTCCAATTAACTGTACCATCCTTCTTAGTATGTTGCATAGCAACTTGAAGGTCATCAATAATCTTTTGAGTTAGTTTCATTAATAAAACCTTTCGTTGTTAAAAGACTGTCCTACTTCTAATTCAACAGTATCAAATATTCTATTTAATGATCTGGCAAAACCTCTATATCCAGAACCAACATATAGTTGACCCAATACAACTGATGCTGTTGCTACACCCCAAAAGATGTAATAAAATTTAGATTTCACTTGATTCCTTACTTTTTCTTTGGTAATCATAATACACATTATATGTGCATACATTCTACCTTATGATATTAAATAAAGCAACTAATATTAACTTTTTCTTTTACTTTCTTGTACTTCTATTTGACGTTCAATCTCTACTTTAAATGATGACAAATGTGATGCTAAGTATGGTTCTGCTTCATTCTCTTCAATCAAATCCTGTAAGTGAAGGATATGCTCTATAGCAAAAACTAATTTAGTATGGTCATTCATTCTCATTTAAGAAGACCAATAATCTAGTATATCTTGCAACTGATACAAACTTGTTAACTTTAATCCAGAAGAATTCATAAATTCAGTTGCTTCATTATTTACCTGACGATCAACAATAGAAACTACATTATCAACTTGATATCCAGCATCACGGAGTCTAGTTGCTGCTTTAATAGCAGAACCACCTGTAGTGATAACATCCTCTAAAACAACTACCTTAGACCCTTCTGGAAGGACTGGACCTTCAATGTATGCACCTGTACCATGACCCTTTGCTTCTTTACGAACTATCAATCCAGCAAGTTCCCAATCCAATAATGATGCTCCCATAGCAACTCCACTAACCACTGGGTCAGCACCTAATGTAAGACCACCTACTGCTACAGTATCAGATTCTAATTTATCTATTATCATATCACTAACCATTACAAGACCTTTACCACTCAAGGTAACAGGTTTGCAATTTACATAATGTTCACTAGTACGTCCTGAAGAAAGAAGATACTCTCCTTTACGATAAGCATTCTTACATAATAACTCTAAGAGTTCATCCTGCATTATCTTCCTCGTGACTATGTTTAGTTAGTTTACCAGACATCTCATATGCCTCTTTGTTTCCACCATGACCATGAGCAATGCCAAGTTCGTGCATCTTTGCATGTTCGTCAATAGGGTCTCTTAACTCTTTCTTACCTGCTCCTACTGTAAGGTAAAGTCCATAAGCAACTAAACCTACAACAACCAATCCAAAGAATAAAATAAATCCTTGATCAGGAGTAAGATTCAGATGAGGAATCATAGCATCAGGTTGTTTCTCCCATGTACCAGGTAGATTATAGACTGATGGTTTTGATAAAAAAATCATTTTTGTTGTTTCCAGTGTTTAATTAAAATTTGGAGTTCTTTTATGCGGTCTTCCGCAGATTTAATTTTTTCTTCTAGAGGTGTCATTTGAATTTACATTCTACCATGATTTCTGTTAAACATGCAAGCATATTTATTTCTTGGTCCGCAACAAAAGCGATTTGGTACTGGTACTTAGCAAGTATGAGAACAGCAGCAGGGATGGTAGCAGGAACCAAGGAAGTGTAAAGATTATCGTAAATACGACGAAGTAAAACAGAAGGATCGTTGTCCAAGTTATTGACACACCATTTACGTACTTCCGCAAAGTTCTTCGTCTTGAGATTTTTAATGAGATCATTTACTTTTACGTCACTAAAGTGAGCAAGTATACCACTATCTATCTTACCTGCAACAGAGTATCTTTGACACTCATTAAGAACTCTTCTCCAATCAGGGAAGTGTTTATTGATTAATTCTGCAAGGACTTTCTTATCTGCTTCTATTCTTTCTTGTTCTAAAATACTTACTAATCTTCCGAAGAATGCTGCTGCAATTTCTTGTTTAAGTTTACCCTGAATACCAAACTCCACCACAGCACATCTCGAATGGAGGGGTTCAATGATTTTATTTTTGTAGTTGCAAGTGAAAATGAATCTACAGTTTTTGGAGAACTCCTCAATACTCGCTCTAAGAAGGAGTTGTACGTCGGGAGTGGTATTGTCTGCTTCATCGATGATGATGACTTTATGCTTTGCCTCAGACGATAAAGAGACTGTTGATGCGAAGTTCTTCGCATTGTTCCTAACAGTGTCAAGAAACCTGCCTTCATCCGACCCATTAATGACATAGACATCAACCCCCAATTGCTTGCAAAGTGCTTTAGCAACTGTGGTCTTACCACATCCAGCAGGACCAGAAAGTAATAAGTTAGGCACTTCACCCCTATTTAGAAATTCTAAGAAGGTTTTCTTAGTTTCCTCTGGTAAAATACAATCTTCAATTTTTTGGGGTCTGTATTTTTCAACCCAAAGAAATTCATCACTCATAAATTAGATCCAATCTGGTTTTCTGGATTCGTCACGTAGATAATTAGATGCAACCCAAGGTTTGCTGCTAATGTAATTTTTGTAAGCAGTAAAAGTGTCAATGCTTGTGTCATGTTTATACTCATCTGGCATTGCACGAGTAAAGGACTCCACCATACAATAACATGTAATTACTTCTCCTGCAAATCTGTGGAATGTTTTCTTTGCCTCAAACAAAGCATCAGCACAACCATGCACTTTACCATAACGATGATTATACTCATCAGATAAAGCACATCCGTGCTGAATTAACCATGCTGTATTGTATATACTATCTGCTGCCCATTGGGTGCAAGGATGGTTCCTGAATGCACCCTTAGAGGTCTTGTATGGAGTGCCATCTTTCTTCTTAACTAAATCATTACCCCAATCATAATACCAATGTGAGAAGACAATGGAGAGCATTTGACAGGTCTCCAATGGCATCTTGACCACATGTTTATCAGGCAATGCTTTTGCAGATACAACTGGGTCGGGATTAGTTACAAAGATATTCATCCAATTGTGGAGTCAGGTTCTAGAGCAATATAATACACCAAGTCATGGTTCTTACTACTAAATCGTGACAAAAGTTTAGATGACACAACTACATTATAAGTACCAGGTAAGATTTTAATATTCTCTACCTTGAAATTGAATGAGAACTCCTTATCAGTTTCTCCAACTATAATAGAGAAACTATTGGATGTATCATTCTTCTTATCACGCACAAGAACTTTGACCACACCTTCTCCACCTACAACTGCCAAGTCAGGAAGTTGATAAATTGCTGCTGCTTTGAGCAACTTGTCCAGTTGTTCCGTACTTAATTCAAATGCTACATCTTCACTAGGAAGAGTGATTGGTTTTTCAGGTGGTGTAATGATTACATTAGGATCAGCAAAGTAATACTTTGACCTCATCCTACCTTCTTTAATTACTACATGACCATCGTTAGCAAAATCCAACTCAGGATCATTATGTAATGATAATCCATTAAGGAATTGACTTAAATCATAGATACCAAAATCTTTTGGTGCTTCTTCATCAATAGTAACTTCTGCAAGAATATTCTTCATCACACTTATAGTGCGAAGTTTACTACCTTGCTTGAAAAGAATTGACTGATTAATAGTCGAAAAGTTTTTTAGAAAAGAAAGAGTTTTTTCAGAAAGTTTCATAACCACGGGTCGGAGTTTCATTTAGTTGCCCACTGAAGTGATAAAGTAGGAGTGAATAGTGTAGTGCTTTTAGTATATCACGTTTTGCTTGTCCCTTCTTATCATAACGACTTAGATACTTGATTGCATTAGAACGGCAGAATGATTCAGCATCACCAACGGATTCTATAAGGTCAAGTGTCTGGACATTATTATTGTCAGAAGTATAGTGTCCACCATAAGTGGTAGAAATATAATCTTGAAGAGCTTTGATCGACTCATCTTCTTTATATTTTCTAGGATTGTCTGTTTCTATACCAGGTGTTACAGTATCTGATTGATATGCACTAACCACATCAGGTACAGGTAATGTAAAATCAACATTATCAAAATTTGATGTATCTATTGTCACAGAATCCCAAAGAGAGTTATCAACATTTATGTTGAGTTCATCACCCTCAGAAGCAGTGTTACCTGCTCCTACATTAAAAATTTCTTCACTCATTTCATCATCTCCATAAATTTCGTCATAAAGTAAGCTCCATGCATTAATCATACATCATACCTCCTCTTTTGGCAACTCAACATCAGCATCAACTTTATCATATAGTTCAAGGAATGCTTGCTTAGTGTCATCATCAAATCTGTTTACACATACTTGAATAGACTTCATCTTATCATTGAAGATGCTGTAAGCACGAACAATGTGAACTAATCTACGAGTACTGATAATCTCATCGATACCACCATCATAGAATGTTTTGCGGATGATGTCACCCCAATCAACAAGTCTTGCAATGAAGTCTGTATCTGTGATACCAAGATTAGCAGCAATACCACCAAGTATTCTTTTCTCTACAGAAGGTGCTGGATAGTCTTGCTCAAAGGTTACAGGGAATCTCTCAAGGAATGCTTCATTAAGTACATTAGTACCAATGAACCTAC